CTGCTGACAACTTGATCAACCTTGTTTACTCTGTAGACACTGCTGGTCGTCGTATGGCTGGCACTGGTTGGCAGATGAACGCAACAAGCATTGCTGCTGTTCGTAAGTTGAAGGATACCGCAGGTCAGTACCTGTTCAGTCCATCACTTTCAGCAGATGCACGCGACTTGCTTCTTGGTTACCCAATCTACGAAAACCCAAGCATGGCATCACCAGCAACAAGCGCAAAGTCAGTTATCTTCGGAAACCTTTCTTCGTACTTCGTTCGCACCGTTGGTGGCTTGCGTCTAGATCGTTCCGACGATTACGCATTCCAGAATGACTTGATTACATTCCGTGCAACCATGCGCGTTGATGGCAATCTAATTCAGACTTCACATGTGAAGTATTTCGCTGGAGCCGCTTCCTAATTCGATTAGGTAAAAATGTAGAACCCCGCAGGAGCGCAGGCCTGCGGGGTTTTACTTTGTCTATTTTTAGTTTGAAGTTTTTTCCCACTGATCACAGTTTTTGCAAAATGGAGTGCAGTCCATAGTGCAGCAATCGCAGAAGTCGGTTGTGTCTGGATACTCGCCATCCTCAGTGCAATCTTGCACCCAGTTCTTTGGATGTTTTGGACAGGTCAATATTTCCAAAAGATTGTATCTCAAACGCATCTCTGATTCGGGCTGAGTTTTTTCTAGTGTCGGTTTCATCATGCACCTACCTTTTGTGCTTCACGAATGTCAATGATTGTGTTTTCAATTTCGCCCCAAAGTGGAGCAAGTTGCATAGCCATGTATTGTGCCTGCTCCCAATCGCCTTCATCAATGCACTCATTGATTGCCTGCAAGTAATACTTTGTCCACTTGCGATTGGAAACTGCTGCTGATGCAATTTCTTTTTTTGCTTTTGCGTCGTTCATTTGCTACTCCTCTGTTGTGTTGGCGAACCAACCTGATAAAACTATTGTATCTAACTTTGTATAACAAAGCAAGTCAATTTGGCACATTGGAATTCCTGCGTGTCCATTGGGTTTCTGAAGGTTAATCAGATAGATTCAAACGACTGCGACAAGGAGCAACATGACAAAAGAATCTGGAATGCGAATCGGCTGGGTATCCAATAGTCCTTGGGCTGGAACTGGATACGGCACTCAAACAAACGCTGTGACCCAAAGACTCAAAGAAGATGGTCATGATGTTGCGATCTTTAACAACTACGGTCTTGAAGGTTGCAACAATGAATGGAACGGAATACCGATCTATCAACGTGGCGCGGAAATGTATTCAAACGATGTTGTTCCAGCACACATGCACCACTGGTCATCACAGAATGAAAAGCAACCACACTTCTTGATCACTCTCTACGATGTCTGGGTATTCAAAGGCCCACGATGGGCTGACTGGAATGTTGCTTCATGGGTTCCAATCGATCACATTCCAACTCCACCTTCTGTTGCTGCTTGGTGTCGTCAAGATTTTGTAACACCAATTGCAATGAGTCAGTACGGACAAGCGATGTTGGAAAACATTGGCATTGAATCTTTGTACGTTCCACACGGAATTGAATCTGTGTTCAAGCCTATGAAGCGACACAAAGGAATCACGGGTCGTGACTTCATAGACATTGGTGAAGATAAGTTTGTTGTTGGAATGAACGCAGCGAACAAAGGTGTGTCACCTAATCGCAAAGCATTTGGCGAAAACATTCTGGCATTTAGTATGTTCGCGCAAAAACATGATGACGCAGTTCTTTATCTTCACACCGATCAACTTGGTGCTTTGGGTGGAATCAAACTCATGGAACTTCTAAGTGCAGTTGGACTCAAGGAACATCAGTTCAAGTTTGTTGATCCTTACGTCTATCGCACTGGCATCGATCAGCAGACTCTCGCCACGATATACACAGCGATGGATGTCTTGCTTGCAACCAGTTATGGTGAAGGCTTTGGAATTCCAACCATAGAAGCACAAGCCTGTGGAACTCCTGTGATCGTGTCTGAGTTCGCAGCATCAACTGAACTTGTTGGTGACGGATGGCTTGTTGATGGGCAACCACTTTGGGATGCTCCACAAAGTTCTTGGTTCCACATGCCATCAGTGCCGCGCATTGTCGAGTCACTTGAAGCCGCCTATGAACGTGGTCGTGGTCGCTCTCAGAAGGCTCAAGATTTTGCAAAGCCTTATCAGGCAGATGCCGTGTTTGAAACTCACTGGAAACCTACAATGAAGGTTCTAGAAGCCAAGGCTTTAGAACGGGCCTAGACGATGAAAATAGGCTGGTACACGCATCACATCGAGAATCAGGTCAAAGTGGCTGAGAATGGCTCTGTGGCTCACGAAGGGCTATTCACGGGGCAGTTCGCGGGCGGGGCAGAAATGTCAGACTACGAATACCGACTTCAAGCACCTTTAGGTTTTGATATACAGATTATCACTCCTGAATCTTTCGATACACATGACATACACCAATTTGATTCAGTGGTTGTGACTGGGACTGATGCGTTCTCAGATCAGCAACTCAACAGGCTCAGTGAGTACGATCCGTTTGTGTTTGTGCATCACCTGCAGACTCCAAGAGCAGGACTCAATGCCTTGATTCGTGGATCAAGAATCTTTGTCACTCACACTCCAGCGCACATGCGCCGCGAACTAACTTGGTCAAAGCCACGCAAAACTGTCAGGTTCTTTCCTACTTTGACACCAGTAAATGCTACGACCACATGGATAAGAAACCATTTGCACTTTGGGCAGCGCGTGAACATCCCCTGAAAGGAAAGTTGAAGGCTCACGCATGGGCAGCACAAGCAGGTTATGAATTCAAAGCACTGACAGATGTACCGCGTGAACAAGTTCTTGATGCAATGGCAAGGTCAGAATGGTTTGTGCATTTGCCTTTGGCGTTTGAATCAGAGTGTCGTGCAGTCATGGAAGCAGTTCTTTCTGGTTGCAGGATTCACACAAATGACAATGTTGGAATCACCAGCGTTGAAGATTGGCAAGATGCAGACGCATTGCGCCACATGATTGATAAGGCAGGCGACACGTTTTGGAAACTAGTTCAACAATGAGAATGCTCACGATTGTTCCCACACGGGGAAGATGCGACAACGCACTGCGATTGTTTGAAGCGATCAACGCAACTGCTGATTTTACTGAACTGATCTTTGCAATTGATCATGATGATGTTGCTGTATACAGCGATTTGATTCACGCGACTGCAGGAGTGAACAACGTCAAGGTTGTCATCGCTGCTCGCATGGGTATGAACGGCACACTTAATCATTGGGCAAACTGGATGGCTCCTGATTACGATTACATCTGTTTCATGGGTGATGATCACCTTCCAATAACTGCAGGCTGGGACACAAAACTATGTGAAGCAATCGGCAAAGAAGCAGGCATTGCTTATGGCAACGATCTGCTCCAAGGCGAAAACCTTCCAACTGCAGTTGTGATGTCGAGCAGAATCATTCGCTGTCTTGGATTTATGTCACCACCAGCACTGAAGCATTTATTCTTGGACAACTTCTGGCTTGCAATGGGCAAGGCTTTAGGCAACTCCAACTACTGTCCAGATGTGATCCTTGAACACCTGCACTACATCAACGGCAAAGCAGCACATGATGAAAGATACGCTGCTGTTAATAACGCTGAGATGCACAATGCTGACGAAGCAATCTTTGCTGAATACATGGCAAATGATTTTGCAAACGACGTTGAAAACGTAAAGGCTTGGTAATGAAGATTCTGATTACTGGTCACAAGGGCTTTGTTGGTCGTCACTTTGTTTCAGCATTACCTGACAGTGAGATCACAGGCATTGACTTAAAAGACGGCAACGACTGCCGCGACTACTTCAAGAACAACAAGACCAAGTTTGATCTGGTCATTCATCTGGCAGCAATTGTTGGTGGTCGCGCAACTATCGAAGGCGAGCCACTTAGCGTTGCAACTGACTTGAGCATTGATGCTGAGTTCTTCAACTGGGTGCATGAAACAAAACCAACTCATGTTGTCTACTTCTCATCTTCTGCTGCCTACCCAATAGAACTTCAAAAACCAGAACACAGGTATCGTCTTGCAGAATCTGACATCAGACTCGATGCAGTTAGTAATCCTGACTTGACTTATGGATGGGCAAAACTAACAGGGGAGTATCTCTCACAGTTCATCACTGATTCCAAGATGTATGTGTTTCGACCTTTTAGTGGTTATGGATCAGATCAAGATGCTGATTATCCGTTCCCGTCTTTCATTGATCGCGCATTGCGTAAGGCTGACCCATTCGATGTCTGGGGCGACGGCGAACAGGTACGCGACTTCATTCACATCGATGACATTGTTCAGGCAGTTCTTTGGCATGTGCAAACTGGTTACGACGGTACTTGGAATTTGTGTTCAGGTATTGCCACAAGTTTCAACGACCTTGCAGAAATGGTCTGTGAAGAAGCGGGATACAAGCCTGTCATCAATCACATTCGAGATGCACCTGTTGGTGTTCAGTATCGAGTCGGTAATCCTTATGTGTCGCACCACTACTTCAAGCCACAGATCAGCCTTCGTGAAGGAATCCGCAAGGCTTTGCAGGAGCGAAAAACCCAATAAACACGCCATAAATTCAATGTGTCAAATAGACTTGCATTGTTATACAAACCATGATTAGATTTATCCATAAGCGAGGAGCGATCCTCTAGGACACAGGAGTTAGAAATGAACGAAGATAAATACGCAAAGGTTCTGCACCTAGATAACGTGCTACCAAATGCTTGGGGCGAAAAGTACCGCAAAGCAAACTCATTCTTGGCTTGCATTGAATGTGGTCGCAGCACTTCTAAGAATGGTGAATCTCAGGGAATCTACATTGTTGATGGTGGAATTGGTGTTGCACATCCAGATCAGCCAGAAATGAAAGATGGCGGCGACATGGGATGGTTTCCAGTTGGTTCTGAATGTATCAAAAAAGTTCCCGCTGAATACAGAGTTCCAAATCCTTACGACAACAAAGTTAAGGGTGTATAGGTAAACACCAAACAGGCCCCCGCTTCGGCGGGGGTTTTGTTTTGTCTGCCGTAGAATAAGAACAGACTTAGGAGTTTCAATTGGCACTTACCAACGCATACGCCACACTTTCACAAGTGAAGGCCGCACTAAGAATTTCGGATGCCGTAGATGACACATTGCTAGAGATGGCAATTGAATCTGCATCACGGGCTATCGATGGACATGCGATGCGCTCGTTCTATTCTTTTGGAACTGCAACGCGCTACTACGCAGCAGATGATTCTTTTGTTGTGCAGACAGATGATCTTGCTGGAACTGCAATCACCTTGATGACTTCATCTGGTGGCGATGGCGTATTTGATGTGACATGGGCTGTTGGCGATTACCAACTTGAACCATCAAACGGATACACCGATGGTCTAACTGTTCCTTACACACGCATTCGTGCAGTTGAAAACTACTTGTTCCCTGTAGAAGCAGAACAGAACCTTGTCAAAGTAACTGGTGTCTTTGGATGGCCTGCAGTCCCAATTGCAATCACTCAGGCTTGTGTCGTTCAGTCGTCACGTTTGTTCAAGCGTCTTGACAGTCCACTTGGTATCGCAGGATTTGGCGACATGGGCGCAATGCGTGTGAGCCGTTACCTTGATCCAGATGTTGAACAACTTGTTGCTCCGTATCGCAAACTTATGAACTTTGCATAATGGCTCTAATATCTGAACTTCGAACTGGTCTTGCAACTAACCTTGCAACGATCACTGGACTGCGTACTGCTGCCACAGTTCCTGACAATCCCAATCCACCAATTGCTGTCATCTTGCCGCAAGGCGTTGAGTATGACAACACATTTGGTCGTGGAATGAACACTTACACATTCGCAGTGACAGTCATTGTTGGTCGTGTATCAGAACGATCTGGTCAGAATGCCTTGGATGCTTACGTTTCTTCAACAGGATCGTCATCAATCAAACTGGCGATAGAATCAGACAAGACACTTAATGGAAAAGCATTTGACCTGAGAGTGACTGACTCCCGCAACTACGGTGAACTTACCGTAGGTGAGGTAACATATTTATCAGCAGAGTTCACAGTGCTTTGCTACGCAAACTAGGAGCAACAAACACATGGCCAAATTTTCCGCCGTTGATTACAAAATCGTCGTAAACGGTACCAATTTTTCTACAAACTTAAACAGTGCTGAACTAAGCATTGAATCTGACGACTTAGAAACAACCGCATTCGGTGGCGAATGGCGCACCCGCATCGGTGGTTTGAAGTCTGCTTCCGTAACTCTTTCCTTCATGCAAGACTTTGGTGCATCTTCAGTTGATGCCACCATATACCCACTATTCAACACAGCAGCAACTGTTGTAATCACTCCTACATCAGGAACTGTTACTGCAACAAACCCTTCATACACTGCTGTATGTCTAGTGAACCAATACAGTCCATTTGCAAGCAGCGTTGGCGACATTGCCACTCTGTCTGTGACATGGCCTGTAAGTGGCACTGTAACCAGAGCGACTGCCTAACATGAGAATATCCCTGCGCGTTGAATTTGTAGATGGCATTGAAAAAGATGTCGTATGTTCAGCAAAAGACCTAGTTGCATTCGAAGAGAAGTTCAGTCGGAGCGTCGCTCGCTTTGAGCAAGAGATGCGTCTGACTGATCTTCTTTTCCTTGCATGGCATTCGGAAAACCGCACGAAGGCTACTACCAAAGATTTTGATTCATGGCTTGATGATGTTGAAAGCATCACAGCAAGCGATGAAGACCCAAAATCCAAGGGCTAGGGGAATCTAGCCAACATTGGTTTGTTGCTTACTTATCGTGTGAAACTGGCATTGCTCCATCAGTGTTGTTAAATGAATCAGATCGTATGTTGTTCACAATGGGAATGTACCTACGACACAAAGCACAAATGATGAATGGCAGGCAATAAATGGAAAGAGTTCAGGTTTATGGGATTCCAGAAACCATCAAAGAACTTGAACTTGTAGACAAGAAAATTGTTCTTCAAGCACGCAAAGATATGCGCGTTGCTGTTGAACCAATGAAGGCTTCCATCTCGTCATACATTCCAGATGCTCCACCTTTGATGGGCCGCCAGTTTGATCGCAATGGTGGCATGAACCACAAGGGAAGAACTGGGTGGAACAAGGCTGCAATCAAGATCACTGTGAAAACTTCTTTCAGCAAACGCGCTCAAAGAAATCAAACTTCTCTTGTGTCCATCTGGGTCGGTGGCAAGAAGGGAACTTACGGAGCAGCAGGTTTGCAAATTGCAGACATGGCTGGTCGTCGTAATCGCGTCAAGTCAAGTGGCAGAACTAGGGACTACGCCTACAAAGGCGGCACACGTTCGCATGCCATTCGTGGTCAAGGTGCAAGCATGATCGACAAACTACAAGGCAAGCCATCTCGTTATGTCTGGCGGGCCGCAATGTTGCACATGGGAACTGTCCAGAACTCAGTGCTTCAATCATTAGATAAAGTTAGTAAGCAAGTAAACAAGAATCTGGTGGTGAAGTAAATGGCTATTGTCATTCCAATTGTTAGTGCTTGGAACCCCGCTGGATTAAACAAGGCAATTGCTGACATCAAGCGTGCCAAAACTGGCATGGACAAGTTTGCCGCTGGCGCACAAGGCATCGGCACACAGATGACTCAGATTGGCACAAACCTAACTACTAAGGTTTCGTTGCCACTTGCATTAGTTGGCGCATCCGCTGTCAGAGTTGCTGCTGAGTTTGAAGTTTCAATGGCGCAGGTTGCTGTTGCAACTGATACTCCTGTTGCTGGTTTAACCAATCTCTCTGATCTAGCAAAACAACTTGGTGCAGATACTATTTTTTCTGCTAACGAAGCATCAGCAGCAATGCTTGAACTTGCAAAGGCTGGTTTGAAACCCGCTGAGATCGAAGCAGGCGCACTGCAAAATACTTTGAACCTTGCTGCTGCGTCTGGCATGGGATTATCTGAATCCGCTATTGTCATGGCTGCAGGTATGAACACCTTCAACCTTGGTGCAGGCGACAGTGTAAGCATTGTTGATGCTCTTGCTGGAGCAGCCAACGCTTCTGCTGCTGATGTTGCTGACATAGCAATGGCTCTGGAACAGACTGGACAACAGGCTGTTGCTTCTGGACTTTCAATTCAAGAAACTACTGCTGCACTTGCTGCTTTTGCTGATGCTGGTGTGCGTGGTTCTGACGCTGGCACTTCATTCAAAACATTTTTGCAACGTCTGAATCCAGTATCGGGTGAAGCCGCTAAGACCATGAAGGCTCTTGGAATTGAGTTCTTTGATTCTGCTGGCAACATGAAAGACCTTGTTGGCATTTCGGCTGAAGTTCAAAAGGGCTTTACTGGCCTAAGTCAGGAACAGCGTCTTGCATCCATGCAAACAATCTTTGGTTCTGATGCGCTTCGTGCTGCAAACATCTTGTTTACTGAAGGCGCAGAAGGAATTCAAGGTTACATTGATGCCACTAATAAATCAGGTGCTGCTCAAGCAATGGCTGATGCAAGAATGTCTGGAACTGCTGGCGCATTAGAAGCAATGAAAGGTTCCATTGAAACCGCATCACTTGCTCTAGGTGAAGCACTCGCACCAGTTGTTCGCAAGGTTGCTGGATTCATTCAAGAACTTGCAAACAAATTTGCTGCGCTTGATCCTAAAGTTCAAACTGGCATCGCATCAGTTGGCGTTTTCTTAACAGCATTAGGGCCACTGTTGATGATCTCTGGATCAATGATCACTTCAGTTGGCAAAGTTGCTGCAGTCTTTTCAACTTTAAGCACTGCCGTTGCTGGTGCAGGTGGAGCAATGACAATTGCATTGGGGCCAATTGGTTTGATCATTGCCGCCATTGTTGGAGTAATTCTAATTTTGGTTGCTCTTTGGCGAGAATCTGAAAAGTTTAGAGATGCCGTAAAGAGTTCATTCAACGCTGTTAAAAATGCAGTTGTATCTGCCATTGATTTGATTAAAAGCAAATTAGATGAAAACAAAGTTGGCATTGACAATCTTAAAAGTGCATTCAAAACATTAGGTGATTTCCTTGCCACATACATCATTCCTTTGATGACAGGCAATCTTGTTACAACAATCAAAGTTGTTGCTTGGTACATCGGTTACTTGATTGACGCAATTAGTTTCATCATCAATGCCTTCAACGCTTGGCTGGGAATGATTAAAACTGTAATTAACTTCATTAGCAATTTGATAACCAAATTTGATGATGCCGCAAATTCAGGCGAAGGCTTTGCTGGTCGTGTTGCCAAAGCAATTAAAGTTCTTTTTCCACCAATTTCTCTTTTGCTAACTGTAATCAACAAAGTTAAAAGGGCATTGGGTGGCACTGCAGATGATGCAGTGAAATTCATAGACGCCACCGCATTAGCAGCCACACGCGCTGATGACAAGTTGAGCATAGTTGATAAGACAACTTTGAAACTTGGAAAAGATTCAATCAAAGCAAGCACTGACATAAAAGAACTTGGTGTTGAATTATCGAACACAGCAGGCAAGGGAACTAAGGCTGCAAAAGTTAATGATGTTATTAAAAATTCTTTGCAGGCACTTAACGAAGAATTCAAAAAACAAAATAGTGTTTTGCAATCTGCCAATGACGCTTATGACAATTTCAAAAATGGAATCAAGAACACAATCACAAGCATTCTAGACTTTGGCGCGGCTCAAAGTGCTGCCACCGATTCACTTGGAAGAAAATCTTTCTTGAGCGTCTTGCAGGATCAGGCAAATCTGGCTTCTTCATTCTCATCCAAGATTCAAAATCTTATTGCAATGGGTTTGTCTGAAACAGCACTTGGAAAAGTTTTGGCTGCTGGCGCGGATGCTGGTTCAAAGATTGCTGATGAAATCATCGCAGGTGGATCAACAGTTGTTAATCAGGTGAACAGTTTAGTTGATGCCACAGACAGCGTTGCACAACAACTTGCTGATCAAATGCCTAACGAATTCTTGAAGGCTGGCATTGCTGCAGGTGAAGCACTTGTTGCTGGCATCAAGAGTGTAATTGCTGCTGCTGGTTTTGCAATTAACACTGAAGGCATAGTTGTCAATCAGGCTGGCATTGATCAAGTAAACAAGGCAATTGAAAAGGCTAAGGGTAAGAAGTCATCCAAGGGCGCAAAGATAACAGACAAAGAGCGCAAGAAGATTATGGATTTGGCTGATTCGTTAGGTGTTGAGATTCCCGCCTTTGCAAAGGGTGGAATTGTTACAGGGCCAACCATCGGCCTAGTAGGTGAAGCAGGCCCTGAAGCAATTATTCCTTTGACTGGGATGAACGCTAACATGGGCGCAACTTACAACATCAACGTCACTGCAGGCATGGGTGCTGATGGTGCTGTCATTGGTCGTGAAATCGTGGATGCAATTAAGCGTTACGAGCGCGTGAGTGGCCCAGTCTTTGCGAGCGCATAGTGGCTGTTCCAACAACTAAGGTCTACATTGGATTTGATTTGGCTGCTTCTGGTGGCAACTTGTTTCTTCTTGATGACACCACTAAGGGAAAACTTGATTCATCTTTTGTGCTTGGTGGCGATGTGCTTACTGATGTCACTCAGTATGTTGCTTCTGTTTCCATTGATCGTGGTAAGTCGCGTGAACTGGACAGGTACACGGCGGGTCACGCATCAGTAAGCCTGCACAATGACAGCCGTATCTTTGATCCATTCAACGCATCAAGCATTTACTATTCCCAGATTCTTCCACGCAAGCCAATAGCAATTGAAACAAATGGCGAACGTGTCTTTACTGGATTCATTGATGACTGGGATTTGACCTATGACATTTCAGGCAAATCATTTGCGAGCGTTTCTGCTGTTGATGGTTTCTTGCGTCTGTCTGCTGCTGAACTAGATTCATTCACAGCAACAAGCCAATTAAGTTCAGACCGCATCACTGCAATTCTTAATCGCCCAGAAGTGGCATGGCCTATTGCAAACCGATCTATTGCCACAGGCTTAACAACTTTGCAGGCTGATGTTGTTGCAGAGAACGCCAACGTGTTGCAGTATTTGCAACTGGTAGAAACAACAGAAAACGGCAGGTTGTTCGTAGATCGTTCTGGCGCAGTTACTTTTAAGAACCGTGTAACCATTCCACCGCTTACAGACACAATCACGTTTGCTGACGATGCCACTGCCAATGCAATTGGTTACACAAACATAGGCGTTGTCTACGGATCGGAAAATCTTTACAACCGTGTGACCATCACTAGGGCAGGTGGAACTCCACAGGTTGCTGACTCACTAGCGTCACAGAATCTTTATGGTGTGGCTGCTTATTCGATTGACGGGGTACTGCTGACCACCGACACAGAAGCATTGGCTTTGGCAGAATACTTAGTTGGTCTGTATGACGAACCTGAACTGCGTATCAACTCGCTGACTGTAGACCTGCACGACAAATCTTCAACACAGGTAGATGACCTTCTAACCATTGAGATCGCTGATGTAGTTCAGGTTATCTTCACAC